ATATGGTTCTAATGTCAAGCAATACAATCCATCACAAAAGAAATATATAAAGTCGGAGAATCCAATCCTAGAACTCAAGGAGAAGATTATTCGTGGTGATAAGGGTGATGGTATACCCAATATGTTTTCTCCATCGGATTGTTTTGTCCGTGACTTGAGGCAGAAACCTATAACTAAAACAATAATAGACAAGTACCTATGGGAGAATGTGGAAGAATATAATGATACTGATAAGACCAACTTTGCTAGAAATTCTACACTAATTGACCTCACAAAAATACCACCTGATATTAAAGAAAAAATTATAAATACATATAATGATACAAAACCGGCATCTCGCCAAAAGTTATTGAACTATTTTATGGAACATAAACTAAAGAATTTAATGGATGTAATTGAGGAATTTTAATGAAGAATATATTTGAAGTCTTAGACGAATTTGAATTGGCAGAAAATAAAAAAGATAGAATGTCTGTTATTGAAAGAAATTTAAGCAAGACATTAGTAGAAGTATTTGAGTTAGCTTATCATCCAAACTATGAGTGGCTGATAAAAGAAATGCCTGATAATTATAAAATACCTAATGATATATTACCAGGTATTACATCAGCACAATTATCAAACCAAATTCGTAAGATGTATATGTTTAGAAAAGGTGACGAAATGGCTGAAAAGCTAACACCTCAAAAAAGAAATGAATTATTATTACAGATACTCGAATCTCTAGAACCCCGTGAAGCTGAAGTTATCATAGGAATCTTTCAAAAAGATTTAGGTGTAAAAGGTTTAAATTATAAATTCATAAAAGAGGCTTTTCCAAATCTATTACCGTAATGATTGAAAGAGACAGGATAATCGTCACTAGTGGATCTTTTGATCCGCTTTCTTTAGAAGAACTCAACTTCCTCAAAAAATGTAGAAGAAGGGGTGATTGGTTAGTTGTCGGCATTCATTCTGATTGGTGGATGAATTGGTCTCAAGGTGGTTTTGTTCAATCATACAATACTCGCCGTGAAATTCTTTCAAATATAAGATGTGTTGATGAAATATTTACATTCAATGATAATGATGGTACAATCACACAATTACTCAAGCTCACAAAAATATGTTATCCTAACGCCAATATCACTTACATATCGGATGCAGGATTAAACAATTTACCAGAAGTAAAATTTAGAGGCATCAATTACGAAACGCTAGAATAGGAGAAAGTTAGTGACTAAATTTGTAGGGAAGTTCCGTAAGAACCAAGATTATAACGATGATTACAAATATATGCCTCAGCGTAAGCATCGGAATGAGCACGCAGAAATCAAAAAATTGAAAAATCAAAATTATGATGATTTTCTCAAAAACATAGATGAAAATACCAAAATGCAAGAAAACAGGTAATATGTTGTTTTGATACAACAAACCTATTGACTTATATCCTGTAGTATCGTATAATGGATTTCTTAGTTGAAAGGACTCTATTATGATGATATACGGTTATATTCCAAAATCCAAACCAAAGAAATTATCTAAAGCTCAGCAAGAGCAAAAGCATGATTGGGTGAAATCACTCAATAAAATCTCAGGAAAACGGATAATTGCCGTTCCTAAGAATATTTCTAAGCCTTTTCCATCACCTAAGATTCCACCTGGCCGAGAAACGCCAAAATATGCGTCCTTGGACACAGGATTCATTCCTTGCACAAAATCAGTAGATGGAAACACTTACACAGGCGCAAAAATGAAGGGAGTTGCAACAATGCACAAGTCCAACGCAGTTCCTGTGTTTACCGACAACGAAGCAAGAGAAATTTCGAGCATGAGGAGATAAAATGTTAATGGAACACGAAAAAACGCAAATTTATCGAGGAATTGACTCGGTAATTTTTAATTTGAAGCACTTACCTATTGATGATGTCGCATATTTTTTAGTAAAATTCAATCCGAAGCTGGCGGATGAGTTGGCAACATCAATTTCACAGCAATTTTTTGATAAAACCGAAGGAAAAAAGTATGAATAAGCAAATTAATCAACCTGACCAATATATTTGGCTTAGTGCCATTACAGATGATGGTGAAATACCTGATTGGAAGCGCCTAGATATAGCTACTAAGAAGTGGGCTAACTTAACACAAATGGAAAATGATTTATCCGATTACCAAAAACGCAAGGAGATGTATCAATGATACTGTTGCCAATAAACAACACATAGGTTGACACCTACCGTGGTTGTGTTATACTATTATTTTACTTGATTAGGAACTATATTATGAATAAAAATGCTCTGTCTTTCGTTGAAGCTTGTGAGAGAATGTTTGGCAATAATGCCGTTGTAACTAGAGACGGTATTGCTGAAGTGGTAAGTGAATCTGGCGCACCTTATCCTTATTGGTTAGTAACCAAATCCGAATTTCGCCATGGTCGAGGATATTACAAAGTGCCATCATCTGGTAAAACGATTGTGAAAAAAGAATCAATTAAACAGGAAGAACCTGAAATGGAAGTAGCATATCAAAATGTGGTACAATTACGACAACCTAAAATGGTTGATGATAATGAACCTTCTGTTCCTGCTCGATATCCTGATTATGTTCCTTTTGGCTTTTTCAAAGATTTGCGGAATATTCTAAAAACAAAAATGTTCTATCCTATCTTCATTACTGGTTTATCAGGTAATGGTAAAACATTGATGGTCGAACAAGTTTGTGCTGAATTAGACCGTGAATGTGTCCGTGTTAATATCAGTATTGAAACTGATGAATCTGATTTACTTGGCGGCTTTGCTTTGATTAATGGTAATACAGTTTACCATGATGGCCCCGTAATTACCGCTATGAAGCGTGGCACAGTATTACTGATTGACGAAGTTGACCGTGGTTCCAATAAACTATTATGCTTACAAGGCATATTAGAAGGTAAACCATACTACAATAAGAAAACTGGTGAAATGGTATATCCAGCTAAAGGTTTCAATGTTGTATGTACAGCAAACACCAAAGGTCGTGGTAGTGATGAGGGTAGATATCTATCACAGATTTTAGATGATGCGTTCCTAGAGCGGTTTCCTATTACTGTTGAACAGAATTATCCTGATGCTAAAACAGAGAAGAAAATCCTTTCTCCGTTAATTGATGACCAAGTATTCGTTGAGAATCTGGTACAATGGGCTGATGTAGTTCGGCAATCATTTGGCCAAGGCGCAACAGATGAGATTATCTCCACTCGCCGTTTGGTACACATTGCACAGGCTTTTAAAATCTTTGGTGATAAGATGAAAGCCATTACATTATGTGTTAACCGTTTTGATGAAGAAACAAAAATGGCATTCTTAGACTTGTATTCTAAAGTAGATTCTACCGTGGAATCTCCAGCCAATACAAGTATCAATCAAGTAAATGTCCCGTAAAAAGGATAAATCGGCACTTGAGAAATTAAAAAAAGTTGCCATCGATGAAAATGATCCAGAGGACATTGATGGCATACTTGATACCTTTGCGGAACTACTAATATATAAATGTGTAGATATTGTAGAGAAAAAAGGTTACCGAACTGAAGAAATACTATGCCGTTATTTTGGTATAGATTATTGATGTATAAAAACAACACCACGGTTGACACCGACCGTGGTCCCTGTATAATATACATATTAACTAGGAGAATATATGGAACTTATAGAATCTAAATCGTTACTTGCCAAATTGATGGCCACAGAAAATCTTATCGTTGAGCAACGGCAAGTACCAACTGCTATGTTTGATGTTAAGAATCGTATTTTAACATTACCAATATTAGATAATAATATTTCTGGTTATCTCTATGACCTATTATGTGGTCACGAAGTTGGCCACGCATTATATACTCCAGAAGAAGGCATACGAAAAGCCTTAGAATTAAAATTGTCCATGTCATTGATGAATGTATTGGAAGATTCCCGTATTGAGCGTAAAATCAAAAACAAATATCCTGGTATTCGTGCCTCATTTGTCCGTGGTTATTCCGAATTAATCGCAAAAGATTTCTTTGGTACAGCTGGCGTTGATATGAATACACTAAACTTTATTGACCGTGTTAATCTTTTCTGCAAAGGCGGACCCACTCAAGGTATTAAATTCAATGAAGAAGAAACCTCCCTATTAAAAGAAATTGAATCCACGCAAACCTATGATGATGTAATTGAGCTTGCAATAAGAATTGGTCAGTTTATGAAAGACCAAGCCGAAGAAGCAGAGAAGAAAAGAATAGAATCTGGTGAGCAAGAGGAAGATGAAGGATTTGATAACGATGGTTATGAAGATTCCGAAGAAGAAACTGAAGAAATGGAATTTAATCCTAACTCACCAGAAGGAAGTTATGATGAAGATACATTTCAGCAATCGGATGAAGTTAAAGAAAATGAACAAAGTGGAACTCAGGGTGCCGGCGTAGAAGGTCACAATGATATTAAATCTCATACCGATGAAGCGTATGAAAGAAACCAAAATAGATTATATGCGAATACAGGTAGAGAATATTACTACGGCAATATTCCATCCATCAACTTGGATAAAATGATTATTCCATATAAGCAATTATGGAAAAGATATAAAGCCGAAGCTCCAGAATATGCAACTGATCCTGTAAGTTTCCAAAAAACTAGGAAAGATTCAACTAAAGTTGTATCATATCTAGCCAAAGAATTTGAGATGCGCAAAAATGCTGACCAAATGAAACGCACATCTATTGCCAAAACTGGTGAATTGAATATGTCCAAGATTTATTCTTATGTGTTCAATGAGGATATCTTCAAGAAAGCCACAGTAGTTGCTGAAGGCAAATCACATGGTCTGGTTATGTTTCTAGATTGGTCAGGTTCGATGTCCGAAAATATTAACAATACAGTCAAACAGTTAATTAACCTAACACTCTTTTGCAAGAAGGTTAATATTCCCTTTGATGTATATGCCTTTTCATCCGAATATGGCCAACATGATTGGATGAAAGAAACTTGGAAAGATGGTAATATTTACCTAGATAAGTGTAACTTGTTAAACATTCTCTCCAGTAAAATGTCTGCATCCGAATATTCATATGCTTGTGGTGCATTATTGTATATGACTACTGGTCATCATAGATTGGATTGGTTCTGCCTTGGTGGTACCCCACTCAATGAAGCAGTTATTGCTGCCATGGAAATTATTCCAGAATTCAAAAAACAATATAAGTTACAACTTGTTAATGCTGTATTCCTAACTGATGGTGAAGGACATGGCGGTAACATGGTGTATCGTAACATACCAATAGAAGGTAGTATTCCATTCAATGATGCGGTAACACATACTGCTGAAGAACAGCTTGTACCTATGAGAGGTTTAACCAGACAGAGATATGGTGCTTGCAATGAAATATATGTTATTCGTGATCCTAAAACAAAGAATCAGGTTATATTAAATGAAGGTTCTTTCCAGCAAAATATTACTGGTGCATTTCTCAAGTTATTAAAACAGAGAACAGGATGTAATGTGGTGGGCTTCTATATATTATCAGGTAGAGATTTTAGAAACGCAATCTGGAGATTTCCAAAATTAACAAATGCTGAGTTACTGAGAGCAGAGTTTCGTAAAAATAACTTTGCAGTTTGTACCAATGCTGGATATGATGAATACTATTTTATCCGTACCGAAAGTATGAATACCGATGATGATGTAGAACTTGAAGTAAAAGAAAATGCGACCACCCGTGGACTTGTATCAGCATTTAGCAAGTATACAAAAGGTCGTTTGACTAACCGTGTAGTATTAAACCGTTTTATAGGAATGATAGCATGAAAGATATAGCAACTTTTATTGGTGGTGCAGGACAACTAATGGCCGTAATATATGAAGCCGATGATAAATCGTATTACAAAGTGAATTATGGAACCCCACAAAATCCATATTCATTTAGTAAAGTTTTTATGAATGAATCAGAAGCCACTAACTTTGCAACAGAATATACAGACAGAGGAAACAAACCAGTTTTACTGGAAGAATAATTATGGATGATAAAGTGAAAGAAATATTATTGATTACTCAAGAGGAGTGTGCAGAAGTAACTCAAGCAATTTCTAAAGTATTTCGATTTGGACTTAATGAACGCTGGCCTGAACCTATTAACCCAACAAACAAAGAACGGCTTGAAGAAGAAGTCGGTGATTTGCTTTGTATGATTGATATTATGGTAGAGAGAGGTATTATATCTGATGAGAACCTCAACAAAGCAAGAAACAGCAAACGTGAAAAACTAAAAACTTGGTCGAGCATATTTAAATGATGAATGTATTAGTAACTGGTCATAAAGGTTATATTGGCCAACACCTATGTAAGATGATTAGGCAGAGTAGACCTGAGATTAATTTATTTGGTTTAGATAAATGTGGAACTGCAGAAGATAGACAAGATATTTGCCAGAGATTCTATTCTGATATGGAGTATAATACTGTTATTCATTTGGCTGCCAGAGTCCGTGTTGGAGAGTCCGTAAACAAACCAACACTATACTATGATACAAATATTAATGGTACACTCAATATACTAGACTGTGTTAATTATCACAACTTTATATTTGCTTCTACGGGTGCCGCTAGTAATCCATCTTCTCCTTATGGTTATTCTAAAAGAGTTGCAGAAGATATTGTGGCCGAGAAATGCTACGATTATACAATCTTTAGGTTTTACAATGTAACTGGTACTGACGGATTTCCCGCCACCAATCCTGATGGGTTATTTTATAATCTTGCTGAAGCGACCAGAACTGGAGAGTTTAATCTTTATGGTACTGACTATGATACTAAAGATGGTACTTGTGTGAGAGAGTATGTCCATGTAAATGATATTTGTGAGTCCTTGATAAGAGCAATAGATGAACCGGCAAACGGTATCGAGAACCTTGCTTATGGAGACACCAGAACCACCAGAGAAATCATAGATACATTCAAAGAAGTGAATAACATAGACTTCAAGGTGAATGAGTTACCTAGGAGACCAGGTGACTTAGTGGCCTGTCACCTAGATAAACCATCCAAGTATATGGTGCAGAGATACAGTTATGAAGAAATGCTCAAGCTTTATTGATAAAAGTAACCAGTAGCCTTCTTGTCGAAGTATTCTCTTTGATATTTTTCTACATCGGCCGCACAAGTTGGTGACTTAGATGAGATATATAGATCCAAAGATGTTTTAAAATTTGTGCTGAACAGTTGGTTCAATAGTTTAATTAATTTCATTGCTTTTCCTTTTGTATTAGTGTTACTACTAATAGTATTTATACTTACTTATCATCATCCAAGACACATTCTCATCCTATGAAACAAACCATACTCACTATTGCCGTTATCGTCTTTGTGTATGGTTATCTCTCCGATTCAGATTACCATAATATGGTTGACAAACCTAAGAAATCCGTGTATACTTGTAGTCAGATAGATAATCTGTCTATGGGTGGCTGGCATCCAGACATTCCAAAAATTGAATTTGACCGTTGTAATTACTTAAAAGAGAAAGCGAAACAAGACCATGCTCGTACCAATCAAATCTAAAGTCCTTATTGAACTCATTGAAAAAGATAAAGAAACTCAATCAGGTATTCTACTATTTAATCCTGACCGTGAAGAACCAAACAAGGCTAAAGTAATTGCTATTGGTGATAAAGTCCAAGATGTTCAAGTTGGTGACACCGTTCTACCTAATTGGAACCAAGCCATTGAAACCAAGTATGATAAAGACCACAAGTATTATATCATTGATGAAGAAGGTATTGTTCTGGTGTTTGATTAAAAAATGGCAAGTAAATACTGGAAATGGGAGAAAGTTATCCCACCAAAAATATGTAATGCTTTATTAGAAGATTTATCTGATAAAACATTTACTAAATCTTTGGTTGGTGAAAAGAAAAGAGAAGAAGAAGTAAGAAACAATCATATTCATTTTCTATCCACCAATCATTGGTTTGAAGGAATATTATATAATCATGTAAGATACGCCAATCAAGGTGCCAAGTGGGAATTTGATATTAACCATATAGAAAATATTCAAATATCCAGATATGACGGAAATGAATATTATGATTGGCACAGAGATTCACATTTAATTAATGCAGGTTTTATGCAACCTAGAAAATTATCTATTGTAGTCCAGCTCAATGACCCATCAGAATATGAAGGTGGTGGACTTGAACTAGAGTTTGATGATAAAACAAATGACCCAACGATTGTTAATGTTATTACAGGCCAAGGAGATATAGTTGTATTTCCATCCATCATTAAACACCGTGCTGTTGAAGTAACCAAAGGAACCAGATACTCGGCTACCGGCTGGGTATCAGGTCCTAATTTTAAATAGTTTTGCGCAACACTTAATCCTTTTGGAAGGCCTCCGGCGCTCATGAACCTGCAACTAGAAATACAATTCTTCTGGCCACTCACAGAACAGATACCGTTAGACTTAGATTATACCGAATGTAATCAACCGAAATACTATGTGCCAGTTGAATACTCCACACCAGTTGGAACAGGATATACATTTACCAATCAACAATGGAGTACAACTTCTATCTCTGCTGGAACATTACAGTTAGATGTAGATACCACCGTACTCAAAGTAAATGATAAACCACCGATGATCCGTAGAGCCCTATACAAACTATTAGGAATAAATTGGGAGATTAAATGAAGCTTCTGTCAAATCAAATCTACCTTGATAACAAAGGTGAGAAAGTCATTACTCAAAGAATTTATGGTGCTATGGTAGAATACACATCACCTAATAATCATAAACTATGGGTAACCAAACAAGATACATTTCTCAGAGAACACACTTATCAAGGCCATTTTAACATGAGAGGATGGGGAGATGACCTTGATTAAATACTGGTTAGAATTTACTTTGTTCTATGCACTATGCATACTGTCCATTCCCATGGCACCGTTTGTATTCCTATGGGTAGTGTATATGAGAGCCTCAGAGGATTATCAGAATAAACTAAAAGTACCTAAAGGAGAATAATAATGGATGAAATGTCGTTGGTTCGTAAAATAAAGGAACAAGAAGAAACCATTATTAACCTCAGAGCAGATGTAACATTACTCACAGAGATTATTCGAGACCTAGAGGGTAAGAACAGAGGCTTAGAGAATTCCAGAAACTTTATTATGAATGTATTGAAACAATGATATGAGAAAAAAGATTGAAACAAGAAAAAAAACGCTTGGGACTTACTTTAATACTAAACCATGCAAACGAGGACATTTCGAGAGGTATGTTATTGGTAAAAAATGTGTAGAATGTGGAATTTTAAGATATCAGAAAAATTTAGAAAATGTAACATTAAAAGCGGCAAAACGTTACCAAGAAAATAAAGAAGATATCTCAAAAAAACAACACACAGAACGCCGATTAAATCCTGAAAAAACAATGTGGTATAGAGCAAAAGATAGAGCAAAGAAAAAAAGCTTTGAATTTAATTTAGATGAATCTGATATTGTGATACCAAAATATTGTCCTGTATTTCCTGAAATAGAATTTAATTGTAATGGGGGGTTTCAAGGAACTTTAGATAATTCTCCATCCTTAGATAGAGTTGATAATAGCAAAGGTTATGTAAAGGGTAATATAAGAGTTATTTCAACTAGAGCTAATAGACTAAAAAGTGATGCCACTTGTGATGAACTCAAAAGACTTTATGAATATACAAAGTCACTACAAGAAAAAACTGAATGGTATTAAAGAAACACGAATTATCTACTGCCTATTGGTGTGATGAAACGAACCAATGGGTTTTAGGTATGAAGAAAGAGTACCAATGGATTACTGAGAAATCCTCAGAACAATCTCCGTGGATGAATCTGGATGATGCTTTACTCTGGATCATAAAACGGGACCAGGAAAAAAATTAGGATCCACGAAAACCTCCTGGGAAAAATTTCGAAATCCTTCAAAAAATAGCCAGCGAAAAAAGTTACTGAACTCTTGGTTTGACCTACCAAGGCTTTTTTATTATACTGCTCGTCCAGAGCTTTAAGTGGCAGTAGTCTCCGACTAGCCAGCCTGCCAACCCGTACCACCTCTGCCTCTCCTCTGTGCACCCCAGAGCATCCTTCAATACAAATACCACAACCTGTTGTTTCCATACAACACAAAAATACAACACAACGCAAATAATGCTTTACATCCATACCAATACCTGTATAATGGATTTTATAGTAGTAAAACAGTTAAACAATTTAAAAGAAAAGGAATTATATGTTTACATTTGCTTGTGGTTCAATCGAAGGCCTTACACTCAATCAAAAGCGTGAGACCATCACAGCGTTAAAAAAGTCCATTTCCATGGAAGTAGCACAGCGTCGCAATATCAAAGCAGCAGAAAAAGAGCAGAAAGCTTTTAATGCCGCAATGAAGCGTGAGTTAGCAATTTCAAGAGCTCAGGCTCGCTTACAGAAGCTTTTAGATAAAGCTTCTCCTGTTGGCAGTAAAGCTATCAAGGCGAATAAAAAGCCTTCAGCTTGCACAGTAATTCAGCAAGAGGCAGTAGAAGCAAACGCAATTGCTTTGAAATTTGCTGCCAAGAAGCGTAGCGCCTAAGAGGTAAGGTGTTGTTTAATTACAACACCATTTTAAATAATTCTTGCCATTTTTGCGAGAGTCCTTTAAAATGGTATGTATAAATTGAGAAAAGGAAATAAAATGTATAGTAAATTAATTAAAAAGCTGATTGCGATGGGTTACACCGATATGGGTGAAATTAATCAAGCAGTAGCAAAGTATTTACGGACTGGTAAATTAGATAAACCTACTAAAGGAAAAGTATGAAATTATTGTCCACAGGTAATCCAAAGGTACTGAAAGGTATCAAGCAAGGTTATAACACCTATATCCTCCATTTGGCACCCGCCAGGCTTTCTGGTCATGAGGTATGCCCTAAGCGGACTGTAGGTTGTACCGCAGCTTGCCTTAATACAGCTGGTCGTGGTGGTATGTTTAAGCGTGGTGAGGTAACGAATGTAATCCAAGAGGCACGCATCCGCAAGACCAAATTATTCTTTGCTGACCGTGATGGCTTCATGGAGTTATTAGTAAAAGATATTCAGCTGGCTATTAAGCAGTCTGAGCGCCTTGGTCTAATACCTGTATTCCGTTTAAATGGTACTAGTGACCTCTCATGGGAAAAGTATCCAGTTAAAATGGGCAATGTATTCTATACCAATATTTTCGAGGCATTCCCTAATGTCCAATTCTATGATTACACCAAGGTATTAGGTCGTAAGGTACAAGGTATCAGTAATTACCACCTTACCTTTAGTGCTGCCGATGGTAATGATGGTGATGTAACCAAGGCAATTTCTCAAGGTTACAATATTGCCACAGTATTCGGTATTAAGAAAACCGTACCGATGCCTGAATTATACCTAAACCGTGTAGTATGGAATGGCGATGAGAGCGACCTACGCTTTCTGGATCCAAAGAATGTTATAGTAGGTCTGTACGCCAAAGGTAAAGCTAAGAAGGATACAAGTGGTTTTGTAAAGTATCCAACCTTTACCATTATTGATAGAGTTAACCAGATGCTGGCTGCAGCATAGTAATTGATACCTATAGGTTACATTTTAGTATAGTAAATGATACCTATAGGTTGCAAAAAGTGACTGTCAATAAAACTGTATATTATCACGCAAACCAGCTCAGAATGTCAAGGAAAATGTATATTGTAGCTGGTTTTGTCAATAAAAGTGTATATTTTTGGTGTTGTTTTTATACAACAAAGTGGCAAATAATTCTTGACATTTTTACCAATACCTGTATAATGGTCGTATCAGTTAAAGAAAAGGAAATAAAATGTTAAAACATGAAAACAAAGCAGTAAAAGGTGATATTATCAGAGCTTACGATTTTGCTCCAATGGCAGGCCGTGGCGATTGTTATGTAGAAGGAAAAGTAATCGATGCAAATTGTAATGAACCCGGTTACAAGTGTTATAAGATAGAAATCACGGCCGATAAATTCGATGGCGATGTTGAAACAGAAATGATTAGAGGTAATCGTATCGCTAGTCAAATGTATGTGCCGTATGAGGTGAGTTTTATGGAATATGATTTTAGAGTGATTAATCTAGGTAAATTTATTAAGAGAGGTAAGTAATATGGGTCAGTTTAGTGAATTTGATTATGCAGTAGGTGATTACTGTAGGCACTTAGAAGCGGATCATAATAAGAGCTTTGGTAATATTCCTTATATGTTCGTGTATGAGGTAGGTAGGAAGTATGTGAAAATTATTATGTGTCGTACCAGTTATCCTAGTGAGGATCGCTCTTCACATAGTTGGATAGTAATAGGCGACCAAGGTAAGTTTAAGCATGGTGATATACTGAAGTCAGCTACATGGAAGGCACCCGCCAAGAATTTTGCTAGAGGTAATGTATTGACGGGTAATTTTAAACACATTAGATGGGCGGGAATATGAATAAGAAATGGTACACAGATTTATTGTTGCAGTATTACCAGACTTACGGACGCACAGTTGGCCAAAGAGCAGTATTCGCTCGGGTACCAATGTCCAAGTATGATGAGTTTAAGGCTTTGTTTGGTAATAAGTTTAGGTTGAGGTATCGTGGTCCTAGAGCTCATCGTATCGCTCGAGGTAGGTCTCATTCACTTGCTCAGTCCACTTGCTTGAAGGTAGATGCCACCCACTTTGCAGCTTATATGCAGTAGTTGTATGGAAACAACACTATGCTTGCCATCCAGTCCAATACCTGTATAATAGAGGTAGTAGTAGAGGTATTTTTTGATTAACAATAGGAGTATTATAGTATGGCTTTAACAGTAAGAAAAGGTAAGGTAAACCGTCATGAGAAAATTACCCAGGTATTACTAAGTGGTAAGCCTGTGAGTCCCGATGAAATTGCTACAGTATTTAAAGGGACTGACCAAGAAGGTGTGCTGTATCGCTTAAGCACTAACATATACAATATCCGTAAGGATGGAGGTATCGTGAAAGTGATTAAGAGTGGTAGAGCAGTATCAGCATATCAGCTAGTGAATTTTGCTGAGTTTAATAATGATGGGCGTTATGTGGGTAAGCCAAAGGCCGTCGCACAGAAACCTACTGAAGCAGCTCAGGTAAAAGTTGAGGTAAGCTCTGAGGTAAACTAAAACTCTCTGTGGCATTCCAAAACCGTTCTGGTTTCTATCAGGATCGTTCTGGATGCCACATAGAAACTAAGACCTTCAAGAAGCACCTAGGTAGCGAAGCAGTTAGCGAGCGATAGTTAAAAACTATCACGCTTATAACTAAAAGTAATATAGGATGTTCCGCAGCAGATTTCGTAGGTTCGGTAGGTGATAGTTTTTAACTATTAACATGAGGATACTATAGTAATAATTGTTTTGCCAAGCGTTTATTACTATGTTATACTGTATTATAGAATTTAGAATAAAAGGAATTAATGATTAATAGTGTATTGAAGTGGTCAGGTTGTTTTCTTGTAATAGCAGGTGCGATATGTACCTCATATAGAATAGACCCTTTGAATATTATACTGTTAAATATGGCTTCTATATGTTATCTCTCATGGGGATATCGTATAAAAGAATGGAATCAAGTAGTGGTGAATGTAGTATTAATTGTAATTTATATAATCGGATTAATAGGATAAAAGGAATAATATGCCAAATTGGTGCTCAAACTATGTAGAATTAACTCATGCTGATGATGAAATGTTAAAGCGTGCTCAAGATGCTTTTAATCGTGGTGAGTTACTGGCCGAGTTTATACCTGTACCTGCTTCATTACAGATTGTTGCGGGTTGTGTTGGTGATCCTGATGAGCAGAAGAAGCTCGAAGAAGCCACGGCCAAGAATATTGAATTACACGGTTATGGTAACTGGTATGATTTCTGTGTTAATGAGTGGGGCACCAAATGGGATGTAGGTGCAGATGGCCAGCGGAATGAGATAGTTGGTAATACATTCAATGCTTCATTTGAATCGGCATGGGGTCCTCCAATACAGGCATACGAAAAACTAGAAGGTTTAGGCTTTACTGTTAGTGCCTACTACTATGAATCTGGCATGGGTTTCTGTGGTGTGTTTTCTGAAGGTGTTGATGATTACTTTGATATTGGTGGTATGAGTTCTGCAGATGTTGCCGACTTATTACCAAATGTATTAGATGAAATGTTTGGTATCTCCGAGAATATTGCTGAGTGGGAAGAGGAGAATGCTGAGGATGAGGATGAAACACCTCATGAGTTTAATACCGAAGGCAAGTTTACAGTAGAAGATGGTAATATAGATATTGATATTAACCAAACTGGTGGTAAGTGGTAAAACCGAATAGTCTTTATGGAGGAATATCCTTGGCAGACTTTAAACAGCCTAAACAGCACATGGTTTGGGAAACGATCCTTTAGGTACCATAAATCCTATAAAATAGGCAGGTCAATTTTTGCTGGTAGTTGCGACCTTAGATAATCTAAAACCAGCACTAATTCTAATTAAGGAGTATTATGAGTAATGTATTCACGGTGTATATTGTTAAAAGCTTTGGTCCTGATGCTGGTTACACCAACCTCAAGGCGTTTGTGAATGAAAATGAAGCAGAGGCCTATGCCAAAACCATTGAGAAACAGATTCCAGATGATGTAGAGAATGAATTTGTTGAAGTGGAACAGTTGGATTGCCTATCCTATGGCACAACCAATCAGTCAATCAATTTGAACTTTGGTTCATATCCATACATAAATTAAAGGTTATCACTATGATGGATGACGGCACATTAATGTTTATCATTGCGTTTATTATTACGCCTATACTCATATGGTTAGTAACTACTATCTATGGATAAGCTGGATAGGGTTTTATCTATCATTGGCAGAATAGTAATGATTCCAGTTTATATTGTATTTGCCATACTTTGGCTTGGCATTGTGCCTGCGTTACTATTTGGAATGTTGAAAGCTGTGGTTTACATGATTTTTGATATTAAACCATAAGTGTTGTTTTTATACAACAGAATGAAAATAGTTCTTGACGGAACCATGGATACCTGTATAATGGTACATATATTGATAAGGAGT